AAGAAATTATAAACATATTAGATACTAAATATAACCCATCTTTACTGGGAATAGATGAAGGGAGTTCTGGAAAAGGTTTAACCCAACATCTAATGACTGACTCAAAATATAAGGCTAAGGGTTATAATGATCGTCTTTACCCAATAGCTTTTAGATCATCTATCCTGGTTGGTCTTGATGATAAAGGAAAAGAAATAAAAGTAAGGGCCAAGGAATTTGGGGTACAATTGTTACAAGCCAAGGCTGATAAGCACGAACTGTGTTTCAGCTCACAAGATATGACGCTGATTACAGAGCTTGAGCGTACCACATATACTAAGACCCCTTCCGGGGAGTTGGTTTTTAAAACATTATCTCCCAAAGGTGGGCAGCGTGGAGCAGATCATAACCTTGCTGCGCTGCTATGTGGGTTTCTCGCATATTTCTTGGCCGTAGAAAGTGGAGCGAACCTTAAGTTTAACAGGCCCAAGCTTTATAGATCAAGGTGGATAGTAGGAGCAATTCGATAATGGAAGAAAATGTTAAATTAGCTGGTGCGGCGTTTGTAATCCCCACCACGTTGCCAGATGCATCTGTATGGAGTCTCGGCAAAACTGGAAACTTGCGTCTGGATAAAATGGAAATCTCAGAAGATTATCATAAGAGAGTCAAATTATGTAGATTTCTTTTTGACCACGATGGTATTGCTAACACCGCAATAACGAGGCAGGTTGAAGTGGGAATGACTGGGATAACATTTAGTCAAAATACCTGCACCAATAAAGAATTAGAAGTATATGAAAGTATTATTCCTGCCCTAGAAAAATATCTGACAACAGCAGCTAGAGAGTACTTATTATCGGGGCTGGTCATTCCAGAAGCAGTATGGGAGAGAAAAACTGGCAAGGAGTTGGGCATTAGGTTGAGAAACAGCGTCATGGTACCATCTAAAATATGGGTTAGAGACCCAATGACAATTGAATTACTTAAAACCCCATTGCCAGACTTCTTGGTTGCCATAGTAAAAATATCTGACGACGACATATTTTTTATTCAACATGAGGGCAAATTTAGAAACGGTATTCAAGATAAAGCTGCTTATAAGTTATTGAAGGATAACTATCCTGCATTTGTAAAAGCTGTCAAAAAGGGTGACCGACAATTTAAGTTGGAGTCTCCGTATATAATTAGAAGAGATCCAAAGCGAGGGGACCCATACCCGAGACCATTTTTGCTGCCTGCGCTGGAAGAGTTTGTGCATAAGAGAAACTTACGCAAAATGGATTACTCTATAGCAGCCAGAGTGATTGCTGCTATTATGCAAATAAAAATGGGTAGTGATGATTTCCCTCTAACAGAGGATGATCAAGATCAGGTAGAAGACTTGAGAAACCAAATGCTTTGGAGAAATCTCGATAGTAACATTGAAAGAGTCTTCCAGTTGTTTACCAACCACACCGTTGAAATTAATTGGGTATTCCCTGATACTGCCACATTGCTAGATAGTGAAAAATACGAATCAATAAATGAAGACATATTTTATGCCTTGGGATTATCTAGAGTTTTGATAGTGGGAGAGGCAAAGAGAACTGGAACCTCAAACACAGAAATATCATTATTACCACCAACAGCATCAATTCAAGCAATGAGGGCGGAGTTGTTTAAATATATTGATCATATATTACGAGAAGTGAAAACCAGGAATGGGTTTAAAGGTTTGCCCATACCTACTCTAGCTCCTATACGATTGCTCAGTGTAAAAGATATAGTGGAGATAGGCGAAAAATATTACAATTGTGGGGTAATGTCGAGAAAGCTTTGGGCAGAGCTTTTCGATGTAAATTACGAGCAGGAGTTAAAACAGAGAGCAAAGGAAGAAAAGATGCTAGAGGATTTGGGGATACCAGCCCTCTCTCCCGTGCCTTTTTCTCCTCCTCCAACAGAGCCAGCTCCTTCTGAAGAATAAAGGATATTAAAATGATTAAAAAATTTATTATAAACTCTCCTATCAAAATAGCTGCAAGTGCAGCAGTAGCAAACCCAGCATTGGGCTGGATGGAGTTTATACTTACTGACAACCAACCAAATGAAAACAAACAGGGAATCAAGCAGGAGGCATTTGCTGCATTGGTAACTACCGGTATCCTAATGCCATTGAAGATGGCAGAGGGAGAAATTGCGCCGGGTCACGAGCTTGCTTTTCCTCTCGGTGTAATATCAACGCTAGAGATAATGGGAAATACAATAGAGGGACAGGCAGCACTGTGGAAGAGTGAAAGGCCCACTGATTACGGCATAATAAAAAACATGTTTGAAGAAGGTGAGGCATTGAATATTTCGTGGGAGATTGCATATACACAAGCATCTCTCGACGAAGAAGGTATTGAATGGCTCGACGACCCTATCCTATTAAGCGCAACTTTAGTTGGAATACCTGCATATAGTGGAAGAACTACTGTAACTACAGTGGCTTCCACCGAGGAGGATGAAACAGTGGATTACGAGAAGTTATACGGTGAGCTTAAAATCAGTTACGATGCCATTAAAGCTTCTTTGGAAGGTCTCTCTGCTACGGGTGAAGATGACATCACTAAGGTAATAGCTAGTTTGATTGCCAAAAATGATGAACTCAAAGCCTATAAAGAGACTAAAGAAAAAGAAGAGACAGACGCAACTATTTTAAGTGAACGGCTGAAGCAATTATCCGAAGCAGGTGTTTCTTTCACAGATGACGAAATAACTGCCCGTAAGAACCTTTGGCTATCACTAGACAACGACACCTTTACTGTATTGGTTAGCGACCTCACCAAGAGAAGTGAGGCAAGTGTAAATGACGATTCAATTCCAGACCTTTCTGGAGAACCTAACGATGACGATCTCGATATAGTTCGTAAGGGGCTTGAATCGCTTGGCAAGCGTCGGTAACCGGAGGAATACAAAATGCAAATTAACAAATATTCAGATATTATAGGGGTCCTAACTATCGAGGACATGGCAGAAGGTCGTTTTGTAACGATAACCGAAACGCCTAGTTCTGATGAATTAACTGGCCCCTTAACTGATCTGCCTGGGGTTAAGCTACCGGCTACTTCCGAAGAAGCAGCTAGGGCAGTATACATTATCACTTGGCCTGTTGATAGGCGCGAACCGCCTATTATCAATTGGCCTCACGATGCCTTTGCTCTACGACAGGGTTTTGACCAGGCCGCAAACACTCCTATTACTGGCAAAACTATCTATATCACATACCCTGGGTACCAGGACGGAGTTACTATTCCAAGTGGTAATCAGGCACTAGCATTTGGTGGCGGGGTTTATACCTTACCATCAGGGGCTTATATAGATTCTGTCAATATCCGTGTTAGAGGAGCGGCTGTAACTGCTGCTAACACTGCCGATGATGGTGCTGGTGAAGCAGGAAAGCCAAAGTATAGCGCATCCAATGTTATTGGTTATGTCGAGCGATATAACACAACCACCAAAGAGTTAACAGTCAGGACGCGGGTACCGTAACGGAGGTTATGAAAGTGGATAATAAATTTAAAGAAGCTTATGCCTCATTAGCTAAGGACCGTTCTCGACGAGACGCTCTAGCATCTCTAATTGTCGAATATATCAAACCTAACCATATTACGTGGGATGTCGTTGGCCTATTGCTCAACACTAGGGCAATGAAGCCGGGCGATGCACTGGTAAAAAAGGTGCGTAAGGGCCTAGAAGTGAGAACTCTTGTTCCTGGGTCTATACACCTCGCCAGTGAAATAACCGTCGAAGACCGCATCAACTATATGCTAGATGGAGCAGATATACGAGTCAGGGCGAATCTCTGGGAGCTAGAATCTGGAGAGCTTGGCACGGTACAGAGTATCCGTCAAGAAATGATGTCAAAGCTGGCAGATTATTACCTAAACCGTGTTTTCTCCAGTCTATCCAATGTTTGGAGCGCCGTTAATACTGTCAATAACTACACAGAAGTAGCGACAATTACAGCGACCGCTCTAGAAGACGCTATAGATGAAATTAACTATCGTTGTGGTTCTGTAAAGACAGTCATCGGAACTAGAAAGGCCCTGTCCCCAATTACGAAGTTTGGTAACTTTGTTACCGACGGTGCTACCACTTGGGGAGTTGACAGTGCAATAGAAGAGATACGACAGACTGGTTGGTTGGGAAAGTATTATGGTTGTCCTATCGTTGGTCTCGACCAGGTTTGGGATAACTTAGTTGACTACAACCCACTATTACCTGAAAATAAGATTTTGGTAATTGGACACGACGTTGGTGAGTTTATCACTTATGGTGAACCACGAGATAAAAACTGGGAAGATATGGAGCCAACACCTCCCTATTGGAACTTGGAAATTTATCAGCAATTCGGTTTTTTGGTAGATAAAGTGCAAGGAATCTATGTAATTAAGTTAACTGGTTAATGCAATGAGACAAGTTGCCTGTAGTAGTTGCGGACAAGTTTTTAATTTATCCAAAAGGGTAATAAGCAAATATAATATAGATGGGCTTTGTGGTAAATGTAGGAGCCGTCAAAATTATTTGCTTAATGTAGATAAATATAGAAAAACTAAAAACTGCCCAATCTGTGGTAAAGCAATTCTTAAAACATCCGCATATTGTGGACGCTGTTCACAATTGGCAGACAAAAACCATAATTATAAACATGGAAATACCATGGAGTCTAGAGTTTGTTCAATTTGTGGCAACTCTATAACTTCTGGGTCTAAAACAGGTATTTGTCAAAATTGTTATTTATCTAATATATCCGGGCAAGTAAACCCCAATTATAAGCATGGTATTTATGCTAATGACCTAATGAATACCAAAGAATATTTAAATTGGCGGCTAACCGTTTATAAAAGAGATAATAGAATATGTCAGATGTGTGGTCTCGATGTTAAACATATTGGGCATGCACACCACATATTTCCCAAAAGGGATCGCCCGGAACTTATATTTAATATAAATAATGGAATAACACTATGCCCTAAGTGTCATGAAAAAACTTATGGGCATGAATATGATTATAT